ACAAACCAGTACTTGTGATAACTTCAGCAGTTTTCTCTAGTTCAGCAGAAACCGCTTTTTCAATTCTCTGTTGTTGAATATCAAGTTTAATTTCTTCATCAGAAAATCCGAGTATATGTTTTTTAGCCCAAGATGAAGACACTGGTTGTATACCATTTCCTGGATCAGATACCGCATCTTTGTAAAGTAAGATTTTTTCTTTCCAATGTTCAATCTTCAACAAATCTGCTTGTGTTGATGGATTTGTTAATCCTAACGTGAAGTTTGTCAATTCATCTTCAAACCCGAGAACAAACAAGTGAATAATTGCAATCTTGTTTAATTCTTGAACCATAGATTTTTGAATCCTATTAATGGTACGAGCAAATCTAATATCCTGTAATGCCAAATTTTTACCATCACCAACAACCTCCTCAAAACCTAAAAAGGCCTTTGGGACACGAAGTGCCGTCAGCAACTTCTTTTGGATGTATTCGATGTCGGCAATTTCAGATAGATTCTGTGCACCTGGTAGAGTATCGATTGGGTTCGGAGCATTTGGATCACGGACAGGAATAAAGTAATCCTGATCAACAGCCATTTGATTGTAACGCATATCTACATTACCATTGTTTGGATCAACAATCTGATCTCTTTTAAACTGATTGGCAACACGGTTTACATAAGGCTGAACATCCTTATCGTCCATATTACCAACAAAAATTTTGAATACTCTTCTTTCAGGGGCTCTAGATGTTCTGTAGATTAACATCGCATCTTCAGATAACAATAGTTGTTTCCATATACGACGAGCCTTCTCTAACATAGAAGTACCATATGGTAGTTTTCTATCATCACCCAATAAACGAAAGTGCGCGACTTCCCAAGTGTTGAACTCCATATTCTTTTCTTTCCATAAAAACTTTAACGCATCGTTGTCACTTTGCACCGCACCTCTACCAGGTGTAAACTGCATACCTCTTTCCATTCTTTCAACCTGAAAATTTGGTAGTTGTTGTACACCCATAACACCTTGTTCGGGATCTAATTTGAGGTAGACAAAATTGTCACCATACTTACAAGTGTTTCTTGTCCACATTGGTAAATTAGTGTTGATATCCAATCTGTTGTTGAATAAATCCGCCAAGATACCTTTGATTCTCTTAGATTCTGAGTAAATCTGTAATATAAATCCATCTTCATTTGTTGTTGTAGATTCTTCCGCATAAATGTCGAGTGCTGCTGAAATTTCAGGAGTATACTCCATTGACTCATAGTCGTAATATGATGCCAATCTTGTTGGTTCATAGTAAACGGCTTGGGTATATAAGTTGTTTTCTACCTTTGTCCACTGTTGGGAAAGGTACATTGATTGTTGTGCCTGTAACTTCTCTCTTTCAAACTCAGTCTTATCTGTAGTTTTTAAAAGCTCTTTTTTGTCAAACTTGTAAATAGGGGATTGTTGGTCCAAAGTAGAATCTGGTCCAAAAACCTGACTTAATCTTTGCCAAATTGTAAAATTATTTTCCGCCATCCTATATTTTTTCTTATAAATAGTAAGTCAGTCCTATTTAAACTGAATATTATCTTCCAAACAACCAAGAGTATTTAGCATAATCTTGTGGTTGTGGGTTAAATGTACCGGGTCTTTCACCACGATTATTTGATGCAGGTAATGCGGGATTGAAATCTCTCACTGAATTTGTGGGTTGATGTTCCTGAACCGTCCAACTCTCCAACATTGACTTGGTTTGTGATTCAGCCCTTTCTAAAAGACTAAATGAGTTTTCAGCAACATATATTGGCATCGCACAAGCCATTATAAGGTCGTCGTGTTGTCCTTTTAGGTGATCAGGTCTTCCGTTGACATAAACAAAAGTATTAAGTTCATTCAACATCCTTGATGAACGAATCTTAAATCCGTGACGTAAAGCCTCTTCAAAAGCGGCAACAATCTGAACACGTTTTGAGTTGAAATTAATACCAGGAATTTTGTCTTCCATTTTTGGATTATATTTCCATTTGTCCGCAATATTCACACCATCAACATAAAGATTTTTATATCCAAGTTCTTGCATTTTTCTTGAAGTAGAAACACCCATACCTCCTGTTATATCAATAACAACGAAAGCTGAATACATAGTTGCCCATTTCATAGCAATTTCAGCAGCTATATCAGGTGGTATCTTACCTAAATATTCTAACACTTGTTGTCTTTCATCAAAATCAATAATACAGAATGTGGTAAAGTCTTCAGAATCACCTCTTGAAACGTCGATACCCATAATGTATCGGTGACCAGCAACAGGTTCTTCCCACTGCCAAATAGATCCACCCATAAATTTATTTACAGGTGGAATTATATCTTGATCTTTCATTCGTTCAATAACATCAGGTGGTATTACACTATCACCTGAACCTAAGAAGTTACACTCCAATTCCTGCGCAATCTTTCTTCTATCAAACTTAAGTTTCTTGGCCATCGATTCAAACCAAGAAGAATATGGTTTGTATCCATCGTTAAAATGTTTTTTGATTTCTTCAAAATCTCTTTTACGTGGCTCAACATCCGAGTAATCCAATGTAATTTCCTCATCCTTGTAATCAGAACGATTCAACATATAGTGAATAATGTCTTTGACTTTCAGTAGTTTGAGATCTTTTGCATAACGAGGATCTCTGTACCAAAACATCTCTGTTATTTTGAAATCGTTCATACCACGAATTGCTTGTTCATAAATCCCGTAATAAATTGGATCGAATCCGTTTGGAGTTGAAATTACAATAACTTTACCACCCGTTGATAGTGAGGCCATACAAGCAGACCAAAAGTCTTCATCTGCTTCAATATATGCCGCCTCGTCAAAAATAAGGATTGTTGGTGTATATCCACGTAGGGCATCTTTTGAGGTTGCAACTGCTTTGATTTCACATCCATTACTTAACTTAAAGTGTTTTTGTGCGTTTTTCTCATTAGAAAATCCGACACCCATCCAATCAGGCCATTGATCAACAAATGCTCTGATTTTGTTTGCCATTTCAATGGCGGTGTCCTGTTTATTGGCAATAATCAGGATTTTTTCAGGTTTTGTTTTTTTTGCAAATACCAAACGCTTAGATGCCCAAGCGGAGGTAACAGTAGATACCCCCGCCTGTCTATACTTCAAAGCAATATTTTCTTCGTATTTATCGTAATCCTCAATCAGACTTATCTGATCGGGAAATAAATCTAACGGAACGTATTGTGCTTGGGTGTTATCGTATGTTTGAAGATATGTCTTTAGAGCATACGCGGTATTCTTCGCACATTTTGCGTATTCGAGTATTGCCTGCTCTCTTGATAGGTTTGACATTCAAACATAGTTAGTAAGTTTATTTACTAGGTCCAATACCTAATGTACCCAAGAAATTGTCTAAATTAAAGTCATCGTCATCATCAAAGTCACCTGACAAAGCATCTTCAAAAGCCTGACCCTTTAATTCTTCAATGATTTCTTCAACCATTTTTGCAACCGCTTTTTTACCATTTTCAGTTCCACCCATAATTTCTTTAGCTAATTCAAAGAATTGTTCTGTAGAAAGTGCAGAGAACCTCGAGAATAGATAGTTTTGGATTTCTTTTAGATCATCTTCATAGATCTTGTCAGGATATGATTGAGTGAACTTTTCCCAAATAACCGGTCCGAGTCTCAAATCCCATACCTCATAAGGAAGAGTATCCTGTGATGCCATTACCATTTCAGCAGCTTTAGGATCGTCAGGAAGACCCTGAGTCCCCATAACCTCATATACTCCCTTCAACACCTCGTGAACCAAAACAGGAAAGAATACTCCACGTGCCTTAATTGTTGGGGGATCCGTCGTATCATCAATTTCTTCTGTGCCTGCAACACTACCACCTGAACCAGCCATCATATCCATCATCTCATCAGGAATAATCCAATACAACAAATCGTTGATTGACATTAAAACCCCATAAAGATTCAAAAGTTTTGGGTCTATTTGATTTAATTCCTGCTCAACAAGACTAAACATATAGTGTCCTTTTTTTGATGCTCCCTGAATTAATGAATTAATAAAACGTCTTTTTGCTTTCTCCAAATCAAACTTGTCGAAGGCTGCCATAAAGTTTTCCAAATCCTCCTCGGCCTCATCTTCACTAACACCAAAGGTCTGTTGAATTTCTTCAGATGATGGTTCCTCTGATTGTTTAGCCAATTTAGAAGTATCCATTTGACCTGGCGATTCAAGTAATTTTACATCGTACTGAAACGCATCATCAGGTATCGACATTTCTCTTTTTACTAACTCTACCGCCAAGTCTTCTAACTGAGCTTCGTTACCGTTCTCAATTTGTTTAACTTCCTGAACGGCACTCATAAGAAGACGTTGTAATTGCATAAATGCGTTTTGTCCTGAAATGTCTGTCATTCCAGTGTAACGCTTTACCTTATCAACAACATCTTTAAATCGTTTTGACGATATAAGTTCTTCAAAGGTTGATTGATTTTCACTTTCAGGAAACGCAGGATTATCCGAAAGAGGAGTTTCACCTTTTTCAATCTTACTTTGAATGTCCGGAGCCATTCTTTCAGGTCCGTCATATTGAATTCCTTGTTCGTTAATCTTTCTTTTCATCTTTAAATGTGATGTTTAGTTCGTCAAAACTTAATCCCTTTGGTAAACGAGCCTTTGGTTTCGGCTGATGTTTAGGTTGGTATGGAGTTTTTCTTTCAGGTTTATCTGGAACTGTTTTTGGATCCTTAGTCGGTGCTTCTTTGGTTCCAGGGGATTCCAATAGACCTAATAAATCTTTCTTAGTCATAGTTTCAGCAGTGTATTTATTTACCAAAGATAGTAAAGATTCTTCAATTTGCCTAACCTTATCCCCATAAGACATCTCCTTAACCTTGGTTGGAAGACCTTTGTGTTTTGTACCTGCGAACTCGTCAATTTCTGTCTTAGTCATTGACTTAGAGGCTTTTTTAACTTTGTCAGAAACTTCAGAAGGTTTTGTATCTCCTTCTTTGTATGATTTGACTAAACCCATAAACTTCTGTTGTTGTTTCGATACTGCCTTTTCTTTTATCTCGGACTCGATAGACATTCCATCCGCGTCATTTTTGTCCATAACCGCATCCGCCGCAGGATCGTTACCATAATCTGAAGGTCCTTTATCGAGTGATGAAACTCTTTGATCGGGATCCGAACCGTCGTTTGACTTTTGCGTTTGAACTAATTGACTTGAATCGTCCATCTCCTCATCGTTGTCATCTTCACCAACTAAATCAGATACTTGTTTTTTAACAATTTCCAACCCTGTTCTTACTTTTTCAATTTCTGGATTTAACTGTCCTAATTTTTCGGCAGCCCCACCCTGTTCTGATATTATTTTCTTAAACAAAACAGAAATTTGTTTTTCAGATAATGTAGATAAGGTCTTCCTTGAAAACCCTTCTTTTAATAGTTTAGAGTACATCTTGTTAAGCATTTCCAACTAAATTTTTTTCCCAGTTTAGTACGATATCTCTTTCATATAATTTATCGGCTAAGGTCTTCTCATCGTCACCATAATGAAAGACCAATCGTTTTTGTTTAAAATCAGTAATAGATTCAGAGTCTGAATTTTCCCAAGCCAATGCCACTACACCTTCTACTGAATCATAGACAGAAAAAAAGTCAGAGTTTTGTATGAGAATCAACTCTACCCCTGAATTTTTCAAAACACCTACTTTTTCTATAAATTGAATATGGGGCGGAGAGGGTGAACCACCTGATGGTTCTTTATCCCAATCATCACCCCATACATCTTCTTGGTTTGAAAAAATAAACTCGTAGATGTTGTCTCCCTTATAATTGGGTCCCAATGCATTTACGTAAACAAGTTTCATAAAA